GCTCTTTCGAACCAGAGCCTTAATCTGGCGCCTTAGACCGCTCGGCCACGGTATCACGAAATTATTATGTCTGTATTCTTTAAGTATGGTAAGAGTGAAGGTAATACTACTTTCAATACTCGTTGTACTACTTTTAATACAAATATTCAAAAAAATGACATACCAGGAGAAACCAATCACTAGTAACACAGTTTGGACGTACTGGGATTCACCATTTAACAAACCGTCTATAGTTAAAAAGTGTATAAAAAACTGGGGAATTATAGGTCATTGTAAAGATATGCGTGTACTTAATAGGTGGTCCGTTCAAGATTGGATACCCAGGGAAGATCTGGATCATTTCTCTGAAATAACAAATAATATCGCGAACAAAACCGATTTAATACGACTCTACCTTCTCAAAACGTACGGTGGTATATGGATGGATGCATCCATTTTTACAAACACTAAACTATCATCCTGGGTACCGAAAGACGATACCAAAGTTTTCTGTTTCAAGGCGGATAGGTTTTCCAATAAAAATGTCACATGTTTAGAAAATTTCTTCATTAAAGCACCAAAAAACGACCCTTTCATATCTGAATGGTTAGAAAAGTGTATAAACGATTTTAGCGACAAAAACTATAAGGAAAATAATAAAGTGTATAGAGAAATAATAGGCAAAAACGGAGATTACCTCGTTCCGTACGTTTCAAGTATGAAAATACAGTTAAACAAATATCCAAACGTTATCGTTGAAAGTGCAGAAAAAGGTCCGTACAAAGACACGGTCGAAAACGGGTGGGATGCAAATAAAATATGTAAAAACATAACCTACGACCAAAACTTAGTAAAATTGTATAATCACACGAGAAAACAGTGTAATTCTGACGTAGTACCAATAACATCTTCACGAGAAAATTTTTTACCTAAAAGTGTTTATAATCGTTTCAAAGATAGGTTTAGTTTCGTCGAAAATGAAAATAATAACGTTGAAGTAGATATGGTTTATTGTATATGTATGCCAAAAAGAAAAGAGTATGCAAAAAAACAACTCGAACTCTTAAAAACAAAATACAAAATGTTCAATGCTATAACACCTAAAGATCTAACAACGGAAGATTATTCAAAAATGAGTCAAACGTATTCACCACTTAATAAACACTTGTATAAGCAAATGACAAAATTACCCGTGTGTTTATCATTTTTTATGTGCTATTACGACGCCTACGTAAACAATTACGATACAATCTTAGTTTTAGAAGACGATATAAAACTTAATGTGAGTGTCGATAAAATATACGGTGCCATAAGAGACTTTAAAATCATAGAATCTGAAATTCTGTTCTTAGGGTACTGTTGGGCATACTGTAATATGACATACCCAAGTATAACCGAACATTTATATAAAGCTCCAACGGAAACGCAATTATTGTGTAACCACGCCATAGTCATGAAGAAAAGCTTCATAAAAAAATATATGGAACGCGATGAAGCTACATTTTGGAGACACAGAAATGATCACACTTTATCAGATTATTTAATAAATAATAAAATAGAAAAGTGTGTTACTTCACCAGATTACATTTCACAAAATAGAGAAGAATTAGGTAGTAATAACGGAAACAATCATAAACTTTCAAGCACGTGTAAGTTACACTCGAAATTATATTAATTCCACGGTATATCTTGAGGACGATAACGACACCCAATCTTTAAAAAGTCAACAAACTTTCTAAATTCTGGTTCCGGTGTTTCCATAGTTTCCATGGAATCGAGTACTTCACCCACGTACCTATTATATGCTTTGTGTCCGCCTCTGTGTGTATGTCTATTCGTTCGTAAATTACCGATCTCGCGAGGCATCATGATTATGTTTTCGCTCGCGTGTATATCGTAGTTTACCTTTTCCACGACCGGGTGGCTTTTGAACTGTGCTGGTATGACGTGATGGTCCTCTACGTTACGTACGTTCCAACGAACCTTAAACGCGCGTCGAAGAAGTGACCCGTACCGCATGTTACTATCGTCATACAAATTTATACCGTAACGCATCATCGAGTCTTCGAGTTCGTCAACCTCGTCCCACGCCGTGAAACACTCATCCGTCGATTTCTCCGCACACGTATCGTGGGCGTACTCTATAGCCTCTTTAAACCGTAACCGAAGACGCGCATTATCGCGACGTTTAAACCCGAGGTTTGGTTTCTTAGAGTACGTACCTTCGAGAACGTTCTTACGGATCTGATCGCGTTTATACTCTGGGGTGTGTTCACAAGACCAACACTTCATATAATTTCTATTAAGATACTTTTTACACGTGGGATACGCGTGTAAAAAGTAAGTAAGTGCTCCTAGTGGGGATCGAACCCACAGCCTCGGCGTGCCTGCGTAATACTAAAATTACAGAATATACATCGGTCGTATAAGCGCCGCGCTCTGACCAATTGAGCTATAGGAGCCTACGTGTTTATTATACGTATCTTTTCTTTAAACCTGTTCTTCCGAGTTGTACGATTTCAATTCGACCGAAGGTCTCGATGATATCGGTGTACCCGGACGCTTTTTGAGTAGCCAGTTTTTGAGTACCATGTTTTTGTGACTATTCGTATCTTCGCCATAATTAATAACACTCAAACCGTTACATACATCAGGTTTGTTCTCCTTATTGGGAAACGATTCGTTAAATGCGTCAATACTCTCGGAAGGTATATCGGGTGCCTCGTCGAGTAATCTATCGTACTCGACGCGGATTTTGTTCACGAATTCCAAAACGTCCTCGCGGTGTTGCGTTTCCAAAGATAATTCCATATCTATGTTCCTATACAGTTTCGAGTACTGTACAGACATGACCGAGTGCATTTCCATAAACCGTGCGGAATTGTTAAACTTAGATATAGATGTAAGTATACCCGCAATAACATTCATGAACGCAAAAAAGTATTGGAAAATAACGATCTTTTGTTTTTGGTCATCGGACATACTATTCGTATCGGGACTCAAAACCGCAAAACCACCAACACCCGTAATACTCGATATAATTATTGACGGGTACGATAACCAATCGTGTTGACGTTTATATAAAACGCGGGCGTGATTGTGTAACCACCTGTAACCGGCAGCTTTTTCGGCCCAACGTTTAAGAAGGTTTTCCTGGTTTGGACACCATTGGTGTTGTTCTGGTTTATCCATACATTTTCTTAGAAAATAAGTACGCATACTCACGTGCCAAGTTATCGACGCGTTCGTTCTTCTCGTTTCCGTTGTGTGCCTTGACCCATCTCACGTCAACCATTTCGAAACTACGCATGAGTTCCAACATACGTATCCATAAATCCTTATTCTTCACCTCACCACCCGAAGCTGTTGTCCAACCGTTCCGTTCCCAGTTCTTAGACCATTCGAGTAATCCCATTTTTACATAGTTACTGTCCGTATACACGCGGACCCTATCGTGTTTGAGTTCCAAACACTTCTCGAGCGCTTTTATAACCGCCGTCATTTCCATAACATTATTCGTGGTAACATTAGCACCACCTGCGTTTTGTTCGTTTTCCAATATATATGCCCAACCACCGGGTCCCGGGTTACCGAGACAACTTCCGTCCGTATAAATTTCTATCATATCTACTTACCATAATCACGTTTATATTCTTTATGTTTCGTTGTTTTTATTTTCGTCTTCGTAATACGTTTTTAGACACACTTAAAATTTTAAGTCTCTTTGAAACAAAATGAACCATTACCAAGACTGGGATCCTGTTATTATTCACGGTAAAGTCAATAAGGAAAAGGAAAAGGAAAAGTATGTTAAGTTCATGGGTCAGGAAATAAAGTTACCCAAACGGAGTCAATATTCAGGTAAAACAAGGGAACAAAAACTCGACGAAACCGAGTTAGGTACACATAAAAAGGTCGGTAAAGAAACGGCACTAACCATTCAAAAAGCGCGTGTCGCAAAACAGTATACACAAAAAGATCTCGCGGGTCTCATAAACGTATCAACAGATATCATCTCTTCATACGAATCAGGTAAAGCTATTCCGGATCCTAAAATCATGCAAAAATTACGTCGGGTTTTGGGGGTTAAACTTTAAAATTTGGTCTAAATTTTAAAATCTAATTTTTATTTATTTTTTAAATTTTTAAACGCTTAATAGACGCTTAGTTCGAAAATGCTAGGCCGCCCATGCCGCTTTGTATGCGCAACACGTTGTAGTTGACCGCGAACATGTCGAGCGATGGAGACGCCAAAGAAGTGTTCGCGAGGTTCTTGCAAGTGACCGCAACTTGCGCGTTGTCGATTCTGGAGAAGTTGCAGGTACCCGTTGGTTGGTGTTCTTCTGGCTTGAGCGCGAAGGAGTACGAGTAGATACCTGGGTATGGGGAACCGGAGTGGTGGTTGAATGATTGGACTTGGTTGAAGTACTTACCCGATTGCTCTTTGAATCTGTCTTGACCGTTCAAGATCAACTTAAACGTAGACAATGGACCAACCGATGCCGCGAATCCAGGCGCACCATCTTCCTTCCATACGCAAGTGGAACCCAAAACCTGATCGGCCAAGTACAATGGCGCACCAACATCAGCTGGAGAAACGGCGATGTTAGAGGTCAATGGAGTTTCAGAAACCAAAACAACGTCATCAATGGCGGTGTTAGAACAGAAGTTCCACATGTTAGCGCGTGTGTTGTTACCGGCGTTAACACACCAGACCAATTCCTTGACTGGGTGGTTGTAGGACAATCTGACTTGCTTGGAGCCATTCGAAGTGACCGTGTCAGTGCCAGTGTGTTGGACTTGTTCGATCAAGTATTCGTGACCCTTTTGCGCGAATCGTCTGCGCTCTTCAGTGTCGAGGTAAATGTAGTTACCCCAGACTTTGAAGGTGTTCTTGTTCAAGTACGTTTCAAATTCAGAAGACAAGTCAAAGTCCAATCTGACTTCGTGGTATTGCAAAGCAATCAATGGCAAAGCCAATCCTGGGTTTCTGTTGAAGAAGAAGATCAATGGCAAAAAGACCTTGTCACCGGCTACACCGGCACAAGATGTCATCTTACCGTAGTTTTGCTTAGCGGAGGCATCCAAATACAATTCAGAGTACAATCTCCACCATTTTTGGTAGTGTTTGTCGATTCTTTGACCACCGATGGACAATTCAATGTCCTTGATGGCACGTTCCGCGGCCCAGACACCGTCGGCAGTAGCTTCAATAGTAGTCGAACCAACCCCGAGAGCCGACAATTCAACGTACATATCCGAAATCAAATCACCGTTTCTGGCGATCGTGACCGAAACTCTACCGGAGTTAGCGGCGGTACCGTTAACAGTTTGTTCGATGTTTTCCATCGCGAAGTTAGTGTGGCGTTTGTAAACCGCCTGGAAGAAAGTGACTTTTGGGTTACCAGTCAAGTAGACGTCTTGGGCGCCATAGGCGACGAGTTGCATGAGACCTCCGGCCATTGTGTGTGTGTTTGTACTATATACCAAGATTTTTTTTTGGGATACGACCCGCGAAAAAACTCACTTTGATTTTTCCTGATATATATAAATGACCGACAAAGACGTACCACCACCCTTGGAAGAAGTTGACGAACCAAGTATCGAAGACGAACAATCTGAAACAAGCGAACTGGAAGATGAATTGATTACCGACGACTTGGAACTTTCTGATGAAGAAGATGAAGATGAGGACGAAGATTTAGAAATGAATCCTTTCATGGACATGAACGTTCTCTTAACTTCGGTATTATCTAACGAAGAAGGTGATACCGTGTGTTCTGCTTTAACAAATATATCCAGGCAACTAGAAGTTCAAAATAAAATTTTAATTAAGATGTTATCCCAAATGCAAAAAAAGGCTTAGAAAAATGAAAAGTATAAAATATAAGAGATGAAAATCGAAGACGTACATTGCATCACCGAAAATACTAACATAGACGATCTCGTGTTTACCATCACCAAAAAAATAATCGAAGAGTCCAGGCAAGAAGAACTCCTACATTACGTTCGTGTATATGAAGAATATTACCGAATAAATCAACCACCTGGTTTAGAAGAACCTTTACAAATTGCGTATAGGGTTTTCTATGAAAAAAGCGAACTCGATGAAAATGGTAAACCGAAAAGATATGATACGAGAGATATAAGAGAATCTTATGACGCTAAAAGGTCAATCGTATCTGTCATGTACCACCGTGCTAGTACTTTGGGAATACTTGATATGGAAGACGACGAGTCTGATTGTAAAATATCAAGAAGACTGAAACGTATATTTGATCAAATGGAAGACTTCTTCCAAATTTTATTTAGACACGCTCGCATGTACGATCGTTCTATCAACCCTACAGCAGAATCTGAAGGTGACCCGGCTTTCTATATGGGCTCTACACCAGATGCTATTGAAGAACTTGAAATTTTTCAAAAAGTATTGATTCAAATTCTTAAAGATCTCTATGAAAGTAACATACGCAAGTATAAAGGGTATTGTTGCGAGCAGATAAAAACTAGGGAAGGATACGATACACG